ACGACGCAAACCTGTCCCACGCAGACCTGTCCGGCGCATACCTGTCCGGCGCAAACCTGTCCGACGCAGACCTGTCCGGCGCATACCTGTTTGACGCAAACCTGTCCGGCGCAGACCTGTCCGGCGCAAACCTGAAAGAAACAAAATCGCTCGTAAAAACAATGGGCGTTGAAGTAGGTAACTATTATTGGAAGAGATTTAATGTCGGCCTTAATAATAATGGTTATCAATTCAAGGTAGGTATGAATTGTCTTCGAGATGGTGAAGTATTTGCGGAGGATGAGCGAACTACGTGCTCCCACCCCGGATTCCATTTTGCGTCAAGGTCATGGTGTGCGGTCAATCATAAAGATCGCCCATTAGAAGCTAAAATAAGAATTCCCGAAGGAGCAAAAATTAATGAGCCTTGGACTACAGATGGAAAAGCGTCCTCTGATATGATCGAAATAATACAGGTTTTTGATGTTAAAAGCGGCGATGATGTGACTGAAAGATACAAATGAATTTCCTTAAGAAGCGGCGAAGCGCACCAGTTATGCGGAACTTTTAACCGAAAAATTGCCGTGGTCGGGCTGCTGGGGCCCGGCCACAAAATAGGAATGTATAAATGCCCTGCGCTTAATGTCATAAACAGTTACCAAAAGGACGACGGAAATATTGTTCAGACCGGTGCCAATATTGGTTTAACCAGATCAAGAACGATGTTCCTACGAAATTCTCCGTCACCCAACATTTAAGGATGGACCGCGCAGGACGGGCACAGAGAAAAGGAAAGATAGGCGTTAGATTTAATTAACAACCAGCTCTTTTAAATTATGGCCGCGAAAAGCATTAATGGAAGCGAGAGGCCCGGAGGATTCCCACGGAAACCAGGTTACCTGAAATTAATGTCCGCTTAGGATCAGCGGCACGGTCACCAAATTATGACCGTGAACTCCCCAAATGACTGGCCGCTCCGTTGGCAAACGTAAAGCGGAAAGAGTCCCAGCCCACAATGAGGGTATAAATAAGGATGCAGAGGAAGCGCACCTCTGCCACGGTCACCAGAATGTAGAACGCGCGGTGTCGTCAGCTCCGGGAAAGAGGCGGTAGTGTTTTTGCTTTTGTGGAGATGATCTGACTTTTTTGTTGTCTCAACGGGGTAAAACATGGTGCCAGGTGGGGAATCTGGCCGCGTTCTACACCAAATAATGGCGGGTGGCCGAGAGGCTAAAGGCACTTGACTGTAAATCAAGCGGATTCGATGGAATCTCGAAGGTTCAAATCCTTCCCCGCCAACCAATAAAAACACGAAAGGAGACATGATTTGAATAAATGCAATGACGCTTTAGTACCAACAAGAAGAACATCAGGGGCGAGATTAATTGACTTTGCCTCAGAAGTTTCGGGAATTGCCGCAGACGTGGCGAACAGAACGGCATCTAAGTTGTCGCCAATCATGAGCGAACCCATGCCACCAGAGAAATCAAAAGATGAAGTGAAGCCAACAATCCCGCCGTTCTTTGAAGAACTTTGGCAATTACTTAGTAGTATTCAGGGCTCCATTCACCTCATCAATAATTGCCTTGATCGGACAGATATTTAGCGGTTGAGCAAAATAATTCAGGGAGGTGAAAAGTGAAGTAGGTAACGGTTTTAATTGGTCTCGCGTGCAGCGGTTATGCTTAGCCGGAACGAAATTAGGCAGCGGTATATATAGAAATAGCGAATGGCCGGGAGAAATCCCGGCCAGGGGAGGAGGGAAATTGTATGGGATCAGAAGATAAATTTTGGGCAAATGTTGTTTTGGGAGTAGCCCTTTTGGTTATGCTAACCATTTTTGGTGGGATGTTGATTTATAACAATCGGTTAGAAATAATGGCATCAAAAGGATATTGCGACACACAGCTAGAGCACACCCTTTCTACAGCTTGGCAAAAATGCAAATAGGCAGCGTGTGCGGAATAATCGCATAGGGAGAGGATATGGAACGGACACCACCGATAAAACCAACTCAAAAATGGACACTTGAAACAGCGCTTAAACAACTTGAATTTTGCAATTTTGAAGCCAAGGGCGGAAGCCTTGAGTGGTCCGACGCTTTCATCTGGCTTAAAAATATTCATCCTCAAAAAATGGAACGCCTTAAATCACAGCGGGATGAACTTCTGGCGGCGTGCAAAGCGTGGGTAGAATTTCAGGCGCTATACGAGAAAAACACGAACGGTGACACATTCCCTGGTAATGACTATTACAATAAGATCGCAATGGAAATCGTTGACCAGACAGAGGCAGCCATAGCAGCGGTGGAGGGCAAATAATGTACGACGGCTTCATATTTCATTTATTCGTTTTCATAACTGCCATTGCCTTCATCGGGATTGTGGCGGCGGTGCAGATCAAGGACGCTCTAAAAGATGACGATAATCCCGACATGCTCAAGTAGTCTCCTCAAAGAACCTGATTGCGCCGTGTTCAGGGTAAAAACCACGGATTGTGAAAGGAATAATAATGGCAGATGATAATTTGCAGTTTCCGATACCGAACAGCGTTTTAGAGCCATATATCAAGCAGGCAGTTTCAACGGCGATTATGTCATCTTTAGGAAATGCCGAAGAGTTAATAGTTAAGCTTGTTGAAAATGCAATGAAGCAACAATGTGACGAGAAAGGCAACGTTTGTAAAGAACATTATTATAATCGATATCCATTAATTGAGACAATTGCCAAAAATAAAATAGCTTCGATTGCAAAGGAAGCTATTCATGAACTGGCTGAGCAGATGAGGCCGAAAATCAAAGAGCAAGTTGTCTCGCATATTAAAAAACAAAGTAGCACAATAGCTAAGGCTCTTGTGGATGGTTTGATAAGCAGCCTGACTACTTCATGGGCTATTACGGTTAACCTGAAAGAAGAATAATTCATGCCGACCTTAGCCAGAGACTTAGCCCAATACGACCACGACATCTCAAAACAAGATGCCGATCAAGAATTCCGAGATGACATTGTGGAATATCTGGACGAAATCAAGGCGCTGCTTTCTGACCTGCGCATCGAGAACCTTATTAAGGCACGGGACCATGCTCAATATCTGAAAGAATTAATTAACGAGAGGTGCGTGTGAAAAAGGAAACAGCCGGCCAATCATGCGACAACTACCGGAAGCGCGGGACAAAGACGTGCTGTGTATTCAAGCAGGAAAACAGGCGACCACGGGATGGGGATTGGTGCGCTGGGTGGAAAAAGGGAGGTATCACAAAATGATGTATTTCAGTGTCACAGAAGTTCTTTCACCATTTGCGGATTTTTCAAAAATTCCACCGGCAGTTCTGGAAGCAGCTGCTACTCGCGGAACTGCAGTTCATGACATTTGCGCGAATATCGCCCGCGGATTGCTGGTTATGAACGTTCCATCCGAGACCGCGGGATACGTCGCCAGCTATCAACGCTGGTTTGATTTGATGGTTGACGAGGTTTTGATGGTCGAAATGAGGCTTGTTGACACCGCGCTCGGCTACCATGGGGAAGAAGATTTAATTGTCCGGTCGAAGGCGCAAGAAATAATTCTAGTTGATCTGAAAACGCCGGTCAATTTGATCATGTCCTGGCGCATCCAATTGGCCGGATATCGGAACCTTGCCGTCAAAGAAGGGATCACACCGGACCGTGTGGGCAGCTTGCGCCTCGATCCGGATGGGGGAATCGCAAAAATGAAATATTACGACAATAGCCTGACCGATTTTAATTATTTTCTTCAGGCGCTTAATTTGTATCGATTGTTTAACACGAAATAGGAGGGAAGGGATGAATTTAACCGCCGCATTAACAGAAGAAAACGAGGAAATTGTGGATGCCGTGACTGAACCCGAGGTCATGAGCGCCGTCGGCCCAGTCCTTTCATTAGTGGCCGTCAAACCATCATTTAAGGAATTTGTGGCAGTCGTTGATGACCGGATTGCAACTGCTAAGGGAATTACGGTTCAGGACGAAAAAAGCCAAAAACTGGCCGTCGCTTTAGTGGGGGAAGCAAAGTGCTTTATCAAGGAAATTGATGCCAGAAAAAAAGCGCTCGATGAATATAAAAAAGCCAAAGGTTTTCTCGATAGCCTTAATTCTTTTGCTAAGGAATTGACTGAAAAATTTGAAACAATCGTCAAGCTGGCTGACCCGAAAGTTAAGCAATACATGGCAAAAGTTGAACTGGAAAGGAAGCAGCAGGAAGCGGCGGCAAAAAAAGCGGCCAAAGACCTACAAGATGCAATTGACGCAGAGGTTGCGGCGGCGAACAAGAAAGCGGCCGATGAAGCTGCGCAGAAAGCGGCCGATGAAGCAAAAGCGGCCGGGGCTGGCGCGGAAGAAATTGAAGCGGCAAAAACTGCTGCTGTGACCGAAGCGGCTAAAAATGAAATCACTGCCCCGCAGGTAATACAGCAATCGTTTCCCATTTCCAATAAGATCACTCGGACAGACACCGGTGTGTCAGCTTTCGCGAAAAAGCCTTGGGTTTTTGAAATTACCAACGAGGCAGATATTCCTCGTGAATATTGCACCCCGGACAATAAGAAGATCAGGGACGCCATCAAAATGGGCATTCGGGAAATTACTGGGTGTAGAATATTCGAAGACACGCAAGTTAATTATAAATCATGAACAAGAGAGGTGTCCACCCGTCCGCTTGTATGGATACGCACCCTGTTAGAGCCGTCAGGGGAAACATAGTGTTTCAGGTGGTGAAAGAAACGCGCACCAACTTTTAAATGAAAGGAATATTATTATGGAAAATTTACCAGCAACAAAAGAACAAAATGAGATTGTTTCAGTTTCAAAAACATCAATATTTTTAAATATGCAGAGGTTCGCAGACGCGCAAAGAGTAGCCGGTATGCTGGCAGCTTCCACTTTAGTGCCTGAACAGTTCCGGTCCAATATCGGGAATTGTGTTATCGCATTAAACCTTGCGGAGCGATTAAACATTGATCCTTTTATGATGATGCAATCCATGTATGTCGTGCATGGCCGCCCAGGAATCGCCGGACAGTTGGCCATTGCCTTGGTTGAGGGCACTGGGCGCTTTACCCCATTAAAATATAAGTTTTCCGGATCCGGAAAAACGGCAAAGAATGTTGACCGCCCCGAAACGTGCATTGCCTATGCAACGGAAATAAAAACGGGAGAAATCATAGAAGGTCCCATGGTAACGTGGGAAATGGCCAGCGCCGAGGGCTGGCTAAAGGACAAAGGCACGGCAACGTCAAAATGGCAAACGCTGCCCGAGTTAATGTTCCGATACCGGTCCGCCATGTTTTGGGCGAGAACTAACTGCCCCGGAGCCCTTTTAGGGCTGAAATCAACCGAGGAACTTGAGGACATTGGATCAATTACATTGATGCAAACCGGATCGGGCCGCTACGAGGCACCACAACCGGAAGTACCAGTTATCGGAGAAGACACCGTCGCCCTGATCAAAGCCTTTGACGATTCCATCCCCGAAGACGTCGACAAAGAAATCCTCGCTGTTTTCCTCTCCCGCACTGCGGAGGGCAATAAATCAACCGTCGATCAGGTCAAAATTGAATGCCAAAAAGATGCCGTGACGTTCTGGAAGGTTGTCCGGGCATTCGAGAAGCAGGAAAAGGCGAAGCGGGCAAAAAACGGCAATGGGAAGAAAAAAGAAGAAGTTTCGGAAATGATGGCCCCGGCCCCTTGCCCGGAGAATCCAGAAACGACCTACACCAAAGATCATTGCGATAAGTGCGGCAGCCGCGAAGTTTGCAAGATTTGGTGAGTGACAGCATGAGCATCACCGACGACATCCGAGAGCTGATAATAAAGTACGGCGACAAAAAAGGCATTCCAACGGCTGACCAGATTATGAGAGTGGTTGCTGAACTGGAAAAGAGAAGAGTGATTTGTAATAGTTGTATAAACCGGCCCGGTTGCCCGGTTTGGAAAGGGGAATCCGGCCACGTTCACCAGAATAGAAAGGATAAAGCATGGAAGATCATTTTATAAACGTAAATCCACGTAAAACACGCTTTTGTGGGACAGGCCAAAAGCGAGGCAGTGCGGTTAATGAAGCAAACAGGAGATGATATTTATGTCTATCAGCTTGTCGGTGTGGTCAAGCCGGTTCCTGATCATGTCTACGAAGAAGCAATAAAGATCAACGACGCTCCATTTTGATTAACATAATAACATTTTAAAAGGAGGAGTATGCCAAACGAGAAAATAATACTTCCTGACTCAGAAGAGGCGGCAAGCATAAAAACCGTAACCGGGTGGGTATCGCGTAATGGCCACTTTTGGGGAGATGATGAGCGTATGGCTCGTTATGATGGAAGTACGCATAAGAAATGCGAGGAATGCGGAAAAATTATCCCCATGGCTAGCTATTGCACTAACTGCCATGCCAGAAAAGAAATTGAAAAATACAACAAAATGGAACGGAAAGAATGGAATGAGGCAGATGCCCTCTATTCGTTTTCGGCAGATCAGTATTTTTTCAGCAGAGCAGATTTGTCCGATTATTGCGAAAATGAAGGAGTGCTTCCCGATGATCTTCTATTGGTTATCTGCGAGCCATCCTATGCCACTACCGTTGACCCTGCTGATTATTATCAAGATGAACTTCCCGAAGATGGCGAAGTTCCGTTTGCGGTTCAAGAGGCGTTTGATGAGCTAAACGCCAAACTGGAAGAAAATAAGACCATTCTTTCATGGTTCCCCGGCAAATACGCGGCAATAATTAAATAAAGTTTAAAGGAGGAAAATAATTGCACGAGAATGACGGTAAATTGTTGGAAGCAACAAGACGTTTGCTTGATTTGCAGACCGAGAAAAAAGACTATGACAAGACAATGAACGAGAGCATTAAGATTGTTAAAGCTGAAATTGCAGAGCTGGCGAAAGACCCAGCTTTTTAACCCCTGACCAATCCCATCTTGAGGAAGGTGGGATTGAATGAGAGATTAAACTTAAATGTGGGAGGGGAAAGGATGGACGGAACGAAATTAACCAAAGAAATATTTTTGAATGACGTGTCGGGGCATTCTCTTAAAATAATCAAAGATGATGGTCTGTATCGTCATATTGAGTGCTCAAATAATGGAAGCTTCAATCAGCGTTTTGAGATCGTAACGTGGCCGGGTTATTTGGCATACACCGGAGATATGGGCGATTACCTGTTCTCCCGTGTAGACGATATGTTTTCTTTTTTTCGAAGTCCGGATCATAAAATAAATACAGGATATTGGGCTGAAAAATGTAAGGCCCAATCCGTTTATGGAAATGGTATCCGTGAATTCAGTGTTGAGCGTTTTCGGGAATGCGTCCTCAACGACGTGCGAGGACATCTTGACATTGAAGAAGATGACGAAATACCCGACGACATCATGGAAGAAATAGAGCCTCTCTTAAATGCTGAAAACGAGCATGAATGCGCAGAAGAAATGATGAACTTTTCTTCTTCGAAAATGGAGTTTAATGATTTCTGGGAGCACACAGTTACCCAGAAGACATGGCACTTTATATGGTGCTGCCATGCAATTGTCTGGGCGATTAACCAATATGATGAAATGTGGCGTCGAAAATCCACGCCCTTAAATGTGGCATGGAGGCCTAAGATGAAAATACTTCACCTGACTTTAAAAAAGAAGTGGTTTGATATGATCCTGTCCGGCGAAAAAAAAGAAGAATATCGAGAGATAAAACCATATTGGACAAAGCGTCTTATGTGCGTTTCGCCGTCATATACCCATATTAAATTTATAAACGGGTACGGTAGGGATAGGCCGTCTTTTGTCATTGAGAAGAGGTCTATATTTGTGGGATACGGAAGAAAATCATGGGGCGCGCCAGAGGGGACAGAAGTTTATGTTTTACGGTTAGGGAATGTATTAACTAAAGAATATTTAAAATATTTTCCAATTCCCGGCGCCCTGCCGGATGAGAAGTATGGAAAAGTCTGATTGCTAGCTACGATTGTATGTATGGAGAAGTAAAAAAAGATGGCCTTTGTTGGCCATCAGTTCAGGAGGGGATAACCGTATGAAATGTCCTCAATGTGGGGCCAAAACACGACAAATTATTCCTAACGTGGCAAGTGATGTAAAAGAAAAACACTATTGCCGTAAGTGCCAACAATACTTTTACGCAGTGCTATCCGGCACAGGAACTACAATAAACCCCGATAGATATTTAGTGAGGAAAGTATGACTGACGAACAGAAAAAGTTAATACTTAAGTATATGGGATGGAAGGTTGTTGTATACAACAACGTTCCGTTTATTTCTTATGAAGGGACAGATCACATATCCGGCTTTCACCTGGGGAATTATTGACGTAAGAGTGTTACGCCTCCCTTTATTATTTTACAGAAAGAAAGGTAACAAATATGAAAGCGGAAACAGAAATTAAAATTTATGATTTTTTAGATAAATATCAGCTTCATGCATCAATTATCGCACTGGTATTAAGTCTTATTGCCATAGTTCTTTCACTATATTCCAGATAAGAGAAGTCAACCTCCCTCTTGATGGCAACGACATGGTTGCCGCAAGGATGGGTAATAATGTCGTAACCAATTACAGGCGATAGTGCCGGATGATAAATAGGAGATAATTAAATTCCAAAATATGAAATTACATTAAAAGAAATTGAAATATACCACTATGGAGGAGATTATGGATTTAAAGTGGGACAGTGACGGAGACTTACAGATAACATCAAGCGGCGAATACTATTTTTTAAGTATTGAAGAAATCGCTAATCTTTTACGTGAACGAGAAGGCGATGAAAAATACGCAATTGTTAAAATAGTATAGGCCAACTTACCGCCGAAGAAAGGGGGGGTGATTAAATGAAATACAAATTAAATCCAGATAAAAAGATAGTAGATGGCGTAATAACTGGACTGAAAACAAAAGATGGCCATTGCCCGTGCAGTGTCGGCAAGACTCCTGAGAATAAATGCCCTTGTGTAGGGCTAAAAACAAAAGGCATATGCCATTGTGGATTATATATTAGCGAGGAGGTGATTGGAAAATGAGCAATGAAAGGCCATTAAAAGAAAAAAGTGATGATGAACTAACATCTCTGTTATGGGATGATGACCACACATGGTCATTACACGCGATTACGAGCGAGATTGACCTCAGAATGGCGGAGAAGGATAAGGAGATTGAACGACTGCAATCATCTTGCATCAAAGCAGGCGAGGAAATAAAACATCTCCGTGCTCAGATTACCGACCAGGCTGATAACATGGTTGAAATCAACGTGGATTATATATTAACGAGGAGGTGATTGGAAAATGAGCAATGAAAGGCCATTAAAAGAAAAAAGTGATGATGAACTAACATCTCTGTTATGGGATGAAATCAACATGCTCAAAGAAGAAAACGGGGAACTGCAGGAGAAATTAAGAGAACGATGTACAGAGATTATAAACATTCGCGTTGAGAGGAACGCGCTGCGGGAGCGCATGAGGGGAATTGATGAAGTGTATGAGAAATGGAATAAGCCGGAAAATTACGAAAAACTTACCGAAGATTTGCAAGTCCATTACGATGAATTAATGGGGTTGGCAACCGATTGTTGGCAGGCCATTCGCTCCGCCGTTGATGGGAAATAAATAATTTACACCAGCCGCCCGAAATATGCTAACCAAATGAACGAAAAACTATTGACAGTTGAAGACGTTGCAAACTTCTTGCAAATATCTCGGCGGACTGTGTATGATAATGCAAGAAAGTTAGGTGGGTTTTATCCGTTTGGAATTAACGTCCTGCGTTTCAAGCCAGAGGTGATTTATGGGAATACGCAAAGACAAGGATCGCAAATATTGGATTTATCAGTTCCAGTACCAGGGGAAGAATTACGGCGGAAGGGGATTTGCGTCACGCCGCGCGGCAGAGACCGCAAGAGCAAAGCGCCGACAGCAAATCAAGGACCTATCAAAACAGACCCTTCCCGGCATGGGCTTTAAGGAAGCGGCCAGTGCCTATCTCGACCACTCCGAAAGAAAACACGCCAAAGCCACTTATCAATACAAGGCTCTGATTTATAAAACATTCATCCAATCGCAAGGAAACAAGGTCATAACAGATATCACTCCCGCCGACATTAGCAATTATCTTCTGGAATTACCGACAAATGCCCTTTATAATGCCCGCCGTAAGGACCTATCGGCCCTGTTCGAATGGGTAATTGATACCTACTCCCTGAGCATGAAAAACCCGTGCAAAAAAGTGAAGAAAATGGCCGGCACATATAAAATCAAAGATATACCAACAGAGGAAGAAATATTAAAAATTATCTTTGTTGCCCGCCCCGGTGATGAGCAGGATATCATCATGTGCTGCATTCATTTGCTGGGACGGATTGACGAAATTCTGAGGATGACATGGCAGGATATTAATTTTGAGAAACGTGCGGTGACTCTCTGGACTCGGAAGCGGAAAGACGGGGCGTATGAGCCGGACGATCTGCCGATGAATGATGACCTTTATCAAAATCTTAAGAAGCGATATGATAAAAGAAATAGCGAAAAATGGGTATTTTATAATGGGAAAGCGAAAGATGGACAAGGCGATAGGTTTTATCACAGGCCAAAAATGATGGCTTCTTTGTGCAAACGTGCCGGAATTGAGCCAATTGGATACAGCCGCCGAAGGCATAACAAGGGGAAGCGCAAAGGACAATATTATGACGCACCTCTGTATTACGGCTTCCACGCACTACGTCACTTTATGGCCTCGCATTTAATTGACTCGGAAAAGACTAGCCTTAAATCTGTATCTAATTTATTGCGGCACAAGAATCTAAAAACAACAGAAATTTATATTCATTCAATTGATGAATCTGTCCGGGCAACTATGACCGGAATTGAGGGGAAATTTACACCAAAAACAGAAAAGCCGATACACCTAAGCGATACACAAAAAGAAAAAGGAGTTAACGAAAATGGCTAACTCCTTGATTTTAATGGTCGGGGCGGAGTGATTTGAACACTCGACATCTTGCTCCCAAAGCAATAGACTATCATTTTAAGGTGCTATTATGCTTGATTTATTTACGTTATTTGTGCGAGAATTACGCTTAAATCCGATACAAAAGAGGTAAAGCCGATACAGGAGCCGATACGGGATTATTGCCAGTTTTAGGGTTAAACGGTGACAGTGTCACCACTCAGGTAATGGCCGGGGATTACCCGGCCTCTGGTCTACTTTCCCGCCAACGATTTTAAGACCCTTGAAATTGCCTGAAAAACGCTATTTGCCTTTATGCTGGGAATAGCCGCCAATGCCTCCGATATAGTCCAGAGGCCACCACAAACCGCCGTTGCAACCTGAAATAATGTTAATGCATCCATAATTTCTCCTTTCGTTAATTTGTTTCAGTTGAACTGTACGATTTTTCCGTACAGTTGTTTTGTTTAAATCCCCCATGCATGGTCCCCTAAATCTTTGTTATTATCTTGACCGGATACATTCGCCCCGGACACGAAACAACCGCCCACCTCAGCATGTCGTTTTGGACTTCTCGCAGCCAAGTCAAATAAAGTCCCCAATAATATAATTGGCATAGGTTCACGTTATCCCTCCAAAATCATGTCCGTTAAATCATCCACTCTATCCTTCTGTACCTGCGTTGCCCATGTACTTTTTAACATCTCCGCCGCTGCGTCCTGCCATCTTCCGGTATTGGCCGCAGCAATCATATGCCTGAAGCCTGAGGCACGTTTAAACCCCAAGTTAAAAAGGAAATCGACAAGGGCCATGCGTCGATTATCGGTGAATTTATCAAAGTCGGGGAATAACTTATGACAATCTCTCATTGCTGTGGTTATGGAAATATCAAAAAGAGCGTCAATGCAATCATCGTTTAATTCTCCATGCTCTTTTAGATATGCCCTAATTGGTTTCGGCAGAGGATTGTCGTCAAAATTATACCCGATTCCGATTGTGTTCTTTCCAGCAGTGCATTTGTATGGTTTTCGCTTATATCCTTCATGTTTGATTAATAGTTCCTTGATGGTCATTTCGCCGCCCTCTTGATAACTTCATCAATTTTGCCTTCGACCCGAATAAGCCAATCTTTCATGCCGGACATATCGTTAATAACCATATCGTGCATGGTGCATTTATTGCCCTGCCTGGCTATTCCTATGATCGTTCCCGCTACTGCTGCCGCTACACCCACTATCGCTATTCCAGCTCCGATACTCAATTCCATTTCTTATCTCCGCTGTCGTTATTATTCCTTCCGTTTCATAAGCATGCCTTTAGATGCAGGTGTGCCCTGCCCCTTGGTGGCGGTTAATTTGCCTTTTGTTGTTGATTTACTTGGTTTTTCACCGGATACTTCGGAGAAGAAATCTGAAATTTCTTTTAGTGCAGAGTCTTCTTTTGCGGGATTAATAATCCCTTGCGATCTAATCTCTTCAGTAAGGCTTCTTTCAAAATGCTCTCGATTTGCTGAAATCTCGCTTCTGACATTTTGGGGGTTTTCGATTTCGGAGAGTTTTTGATTGATCCACTCATTTTCTGCGCTCCTTATGTCTCGATTATATAAAGAATCTGCCTTTTCAGGTGAGTATATTTTACGCCCTTTCCCTGATTTAAGCAACTCAATCATGTGATCCGCTGATTCAATCGGCCAACCTTCGGCCATTAATTGACTGGCTATTTCATCAGGTGCCTTGCCGTTTGCATTATTCAACACCCTCTTGGCGTCGGTATTCTGCCGTAATAATTTGGCATTGTAATCTTTCCCGGCCTGAATTCCTCCAAGTTCTTGAATCCTGGTGACAAGGTTCTGCGCTCCTTCTTTGGCCGGCGCCTGCCGTTCCCTGACCTGCCGTAAATAATCTCCGATTGGCGCTTCCGGTTTTACCAGAGTTCCTTTTGGTTCTGGTTTTGCAAGTGCCGGCTGATCCCTCAGTTCAAACCCCTGGCCGGATGGTAATGCCAACCTGCCCTTCACGGCCGGAAGTCCCTTGATCGTGGTCGTTCTGGAAGTAAAGGGAACATCGATGACGTCGGGAGCATATGGTTGCCCGTTTAAAACAAAGTTTTTATTGTCTCTCAGCTCAAAACCCTGGCCCTGGGGGAGCGCTAACCGTCCTTTTTCCCCCGCGGGCAGTCCCATTATAGGAGTTGATTTTGACGTAAATCGCGCGTCAATCACGTCTGGCCCGGTGGGTGCTCCTCTTAATTCGAAACCTTGGCCCGCGGGTAATTGTTTGGGATAAACAAGGCGTCCAGGTTGCGGCCCGTATGCCTCACCCTGCAGGACGCCACTGCGGACCGGCCCAACTTCCATCCCACCAGCATAGGGGCCGTTGATCGTCGGGCCGGTGTATTGTTTCCCTTGCCATAATTTACCAAGTCCACTTTTCATTTCAGGTTGTGCGACTGATTTATTTAATATTTTCTCAGCATCCGCAAACATTCCTTTAACTATATAGTTAGGATTATTTATCTTTTTGTATATTTCTTTTGCAGCTCTTCCGACCGTTCCTGATAAAATCATAGTCGGATTCATTGTCATAAGTCCGGCAATTAAATCAGCCGATGTTAAGATATCGGTGTAATCAAGAAGCCCTTTCGTGTTCTTTCGCGCATCGACAACGGCCCGGTGATTGACTTCTTTCTCAATGGTCTTCAGGGCGCCGTAGGTGTTTTTCAGATCCTGATATCCGGCGCCGCTTACTCCTTCAATGGCGCCATCAAGAGACTTCCGAATATTGTTGACAATGAGAGAATCAACGCCTGCCCGGTTTGCTGTTTCATAACTCGGATTTTTGTAAAAAGATTCGAGACTTTTGTTCAGGTGAGCAATAGCGTCCTGTGCCTCGGTTGCCGTGTAAAAGCCCCTGCTTGACAATGCCTCGGCCCTTTGCGTTGCATAATTGGCAACTTCAGGCGAAAGGTCGGCGATGACTTTATTTCCGGCAATTGATTCCAGCTCTTTAACGGCAGGAGAAAGATCAACCTCCACGCCGACGTCCCCGGCCGCTTTTGCCATATCGTCGTATTGCTGAAAAACATTACGTTTTGTCTGGTCTACGGCTTCGGAGAACTGTTTTAATGTCTTCGGTAGTCCGGTTGTCGCGTTCCCTTCCGCGTCGGTCAAGATGAGATTGTCTTTATTATCAATGATCGTCTTAACGGCTGTCTTGGCCTTGTCGTAATATGCTTTTACCTGCGGGGCTGTTCTTTTCCCTACGACGGTCGGACGGATGGCTTTATCAATGCCCTTATTGACTGCATTTGCCAGATCAGCATCCAATATACCGGGAGTTTTCGTTATGGCCGCACTGACTACGTCTCGGGCAATGTTGGCGCCTTCTTTCGCCACTGGCCTTAATGTTCCTGCCAGTTTCGCATTTGGCCCGATCATGACGGAATTGGTCACATTGCCGATGTCGTTCCTAACATCTTCCGGCAATGCTCCATAGGCGGACATGGCCGCATCAACAATTGGATTTGTTCTTATGAGTTTTCCAACTCCGGCAATGTTTTGTTGAACATCTGTCGGCAATGCCTCATACCCGGACTTTATTACGTTTCCGGCTACATCATTCAGGAATCCTCCGGCCTGACCTGCTACGTTGACAAGAGAGCCTAAAGTAGGGCTAAAACTTCTTACGGCTGACGTTTTTGGATTGGAAATATTGGACAGTCGTTTATTCCCGGCGTCGAGGACATTGGAAATAAAACCGGTTTGCTGTGGTTCAGTCTGTGGCGTAGGCGCGGCCTGTTGTGGCGCACTTCCGCCCAATGAGGTAAAAACGTCATTTATTTCCTGTTCTGTTGGCGCTGATTCTCCGGTCAACCTTACTGTCTTTCCGGTCGATGGATCGGTTATTTTGAAAGTGGGCATTATTCAACCTCCACGGTAAACCGCCCTATTTTCTTTGGAGATTTCGTTGCCGTCGTCTTCTGACCTGTCGAAACATCTATTTTGTAGCCTTGCCCCGAATACGTGGCTGCTTTTTCAACTTGGATATTCCGTATTTCATCTTCAAATAGTTGCAATCTTGCAGCAAATGTTTCCGGGGGCAATTTAGGATCAGGCAGGAAACTTACCAAACGTCTCATTTCCTGCTCATTAATTGCTGCGCCTGATCTCTTTCTCAGTTCCGTATCCTGCAAATTGCGAACAAGAGCGTTGAAGGTCGCCTGTTGCGCCGGTAATCCAACAAGACTTTCTTTTGCTCCATAATATCTTCCGGCTACCGGTCCGACGTATCCAGGATCATAAAGGCTTTTTACCTTCTGAACATCTGCCATCATTGCCGATAACACAGCAAATTCCTTAGTTGCGCTTTCAGGTAATGGTTTACTGGGGTTAATTCCCCCTGTCGCTTTGAATGTTCCCGCTCCCGGCCCCTTTGTCGTGAACGGAATAATGCCTTCATTTGTGACTACTGGCGAGAATTGTGGAGCCTGTTTACTCTGTGAATATTCCCCCGCTTTTTTCTGGACAAATGCCGAACCTTCCGGTGTTGCGTACCAGTCTAAAGCTCTCTTTCGTACCGCATTATCAGTATAATAACCCTTAAACAGGCCTCCTAAAATCGTTTCTATTTCATTGGCGACATTTACTTCTTTGTTCAGTTTCGCAGCCAGTGCCATGTCTTCTAATTGCCTGTATCTTGCCATATCCGGCATCAATCCCTTGGCCAGTGTCGAACCATCCGGAGAAGCATAAAGAGCGTTCATCAAGTCCTCGGTGCGTTTTGCCTGCGGCGTATTCGCGTAATTTGGGTCTTTCATCAGCTTGGCTTCATGTTCCTTGCTGATCGTGCTGAGCCAGTCCGTGACAGTTTCCTTCCCCTGTGACGATATGGTGTCAAAAAGGGTGCCTTTGTTGGCCTGCGGATCATCGGCAACAGGCTTGATGTACGTGTCAAAAATAGTATCGATGCTATTGCCTAATCCAGTCTGGTTTTTTAATAATGCCCGCGTCCTGGTGTCATTTACCGGGGTAAATTGCTGTTTGTCCGGTGTTGTCGAGGCCGCTTTCATGTTCAGTTCTTTTTGTGCCGCTTCCATTTGCTGCTGCTTTAAATTTATTTCTTGCTGCGGAATCGTCACCGCTCCGGGCGCAGGTGTTTCCGTGCCATAATTGGCAACCATATGCTGTCTTTTTGCTTCGGCCAATTGCTGGGCATGCTGTTCGAGCCCTGCCTGTCCCTGCTGTAAATTGGCTATTTTAAGCATCGGGTCGATGATCTGCCCTATACTGGATTGAGGTTCAACGTAGTAGGGATTGCCCATATTTTAAGCCTCCATAAAAATCATGTTGAAAATTTCCCCGTTTGAGGTATAAGGGGAAAATATGACAAAATTATTTTTCATACTGTTCATTTTCCTTTTAGTCAGTTGCGCCCACGGGAATAAATACATTCCCCATGCCTCTCAACAAGACAAAGAACGCACCGCAATAATCATTGAGAATTACAAAAAATCGTTCAATTGTCTCAAGATAAGAGAAGACGGCGAAACTTCCCGGTTGCGTCTTAACAAGAGCACTCAGGTCAATGCGTGGGTTGCTGACGACAATGACGTCTTTATCACCGAAGGTCTTATTCAGCAGGGAATAGACGTGGTTAATTTTACAGTCACTCATGAGCTTTCGCATGTAAAATTGAAACACGTTCGCAATAAGAAAATAGTCAGTTACACAACTACGGGTATCATGGTTGCTGCTGGATTCGTCGTTCCTGGTATTGGACTGCTTAATCATGTCGTTAACCCTGCGGTAACTAATAATTTCAGTAAGTCTCAGGAATATGATGCCGATAAACTGGCGTCTGAAACGCTTATAAAATGTTTCAATATGCCACTTGAAATTCAAACTGAAATACTCCAAAATCTTCGCAGCTCCATGAAAGAGGGTGGCGGTTTTTGGTCCAATCACCCTGCCTGGGAAGATCGAATTAAAAACATTCAGGAAACCCATTAAACAATCTCTCCATTAATCCGTTGATATTTTTCTTTTGTTTTTCCGACAATTTTACAGAGCAACAGAAACGCTTTTGTCACAAAAATTGCTCTCCATTTAGGCCTTTGCAAGGGCATACCTCCCATATTCAATAAGATTATCCACTAAATGTTTCTTAACAAAACTTCTAAACCACTTATGTTTGTTAATTAAAGGCACTACCTTTTCGGCTATCATGTAGTATCCTCTCAACGTTTCCTGATCTAAAAATTTATCCCGGTATTGCCGCGTTATATTGACTTCTTCCGAATTAGGGGAAGTGCAGGCCGTTACGATGATGCAAATGGAGTTATATATAGCCGCTCCAGGATTAAGCAGTTTCCCCACTAATGTGTCTTCACCGGGTACAGGAATATTGAGCGCTTCCATTCCAGCCTCAACAGGACGTGACCATTCATACGCCGTTATATTAGCGGCCTCATCCATAAAATTGCTACTTGGGTCTTTCGCGTAATCTTCCTCAGACTGTGCTCCCAGCCATTTACCTAAAACCGGCATTCCATAGTGCGCCGCCGTTACGCCTCCCACTACATAAGGCATTGCTGCTCCAACAGTTCCCGCTGCCGCTCCCAATGCTCCTGATCCCGTTCCCGTTAATTGAGACGTTGCCGCTCCTGTTCCCTCTGCCGTAGTTGCCCCCGATCCGGACAATATTGCGGCATCCGAGGCTGCCTTCCCATTGAGTCCGGTTAATGCCGCGTTGGATGCCGTAGTTTCTCCCATATTAGTGAGAATTCCACCCTCCAATGTTCCCGCCGCATTGGCGCCAGCCTGAGTTGCTGTCGGCGCCAAGTAGTCGGAAACTGCTTCTACTATGCCTTCACCAATACCCGTTCCCCTTAAAAGCATTCCGCCGGTTCCCAGCGCCGATACACCCGTACCGATATTTCCCTGTGTTGCCGACTTATCGGCCGCGTCCTTCTGCGCGTCCGTGGATTCCTTGGCTTGGGCGAGACTTTTGGAAAACTGATCGGCATTCTGCGCCAATTGCGCTTGATTGGCTTCCTCGCTCGCGGCCTGCGCTCTCGCTGATAAATTGTACTGCGCTTCCGCTAAGTTGGCCGATCTTTCGGCCTGTGTCTCCTGCAAGGCGTCAGAGAAATATCCCTGCCCTATGGATTTTACTTCTCCGGAACTTAGTTGAGATCCTCGTAATTGTGACTGAGATTTTGCCTGTCTTAATAAATCAGCGAATGAACCGGCCGTTGAATATGCCATTTAAAATAACCTCCTTTTGCTTGGGTCGTAACCGTAAAGATAGGCTCCGGCGAGTCCGGCCCCCAGACCTGTGTTAATGTATCCCATTGTCCGCGCTCTATTGGCTGCCGCAATTTGATCGGCCATGTTCTGCTTTTCCATTGCCAAAGATTCAGAAAACTGCTGCCCCTTTTGAGAAAGCAATTGGTTCGCTTGCACTTCCTGGGAAGCCTGTTTCTTTTCGGCCAGAGCCTGCCCCTGTTCTTGTAATCCGAGCATAAAGTCTTTATAGTTCGCGTCTCTCGTGTCAGCCAATGACGCTTGAACAATGGGAGCGTAGTCCGGATTTACTTGGCCGGTAATGGCTGCCTGATTTTTCAGTTGCAATAATTGCTGAACGAGGTCTTGGTTCTGTCCTGGGTATCGTCTTATTGCCATGTTATTGCCTTATCGTCGTTTGAGGTTGATAATAGATTCCCGTTGATAAAAGCTCCATTCCGTCCGCTACATTGGTTGTGGTAGAGTATTTCAGCGAATGGTAGAGCCACGGGCCTAAAATTGTCGATTGTGTGTCATAATGAGTTGTCGAGGCATTAGTAATGATGGCCGGGCCGACCTGCCCATTTGTCCCGCTGGTCGTCGCCGCCCTGTTACCGTAATGGGTTATCGTTACATTGCCGATCCCTTTTTTCTTGTAAGCCGTCCGTAAATATTTGATCGTTGACTTCCGCATCATCGGGGCCTGAGAGTCTAAAATCATATCTTTGGTGTGCAAATAGGCAGTGATGTTGGCCACTCCGTTCCAGTTGTTGCCGTTCTCCAGGCGATAAATAAAACCATCCTTGCCGCCACCGTAGGTGTATCCTGATCCAGACGAATCCCAGACTTGAAAGCCAGATTGTAAGGGATTGGCGCCGGAGGCGTTTTCCCTGTAAACTTTTGTCCATTCTTTGGAACGAAGGGAATATTCGAGTTCGGTATTCAGATAGGTAGATGCCGCGCCGGAAGCAATGGTTATTTTGTAAGACCTTGTAGACGGATCATACCAGGCGACACTCTTTGATAGCCATGCTGCAGGAATATGGCGTGCGTCATTGGGGTCAAAATAGCATTTGATGTCATCGGATATCGGAACTATTGTTGCTCCGTCGCTCATGACGATGCCTTTGTCGGACTGCCAAATAGCAACCGTCCTTTTAACGTCAGCGCTTTCGGTCATTTCCGCACTGACCATTGACAATGGAGCCACGCAACCAATGTTAGATGACATTTTCTGTAAAACCCAACTGGACGGTGCCGATCCAGAAAGGCGGTAAGTCTCGTTTCTTTTGGTGACAATGAATGATTCTACTGCCGTATTTGTGTAAATGTTGTAGATGACAGCCGCCGCCGTAAGGTCTTGCCGGTCGCCGAAGGTGATCTCCCCGGAATCTTCGCCATTCATCAGGTCCGGCGCATTATACGTTGAGTAAATACATTTATTTTTGTTTCCTGATTTATCATTACATAAAAACAATCTGTTTTGAAAGGTTTGGGAAAACTTATATTGCGATGATTCATCAGGATAAGCAATCCCTGTTATTTCGGAAACATGGACACTAGCATCAAGGGCATTTGCAAATTGAACTTTATAATAATAAAGTGGATATTCATCAGAAATTGCACGCTTAAATTCCTGGCCCTTAGTTGCTCCTTGAAATGATACCACCCCACCCTTGCTAAACGATGTCGTTGTCGCTGTTTCGGACGTGGTTGCATTATTTAGCCCTTCAACCGACCTCCAATCACTGCCATTCCAGCGATAAACTGACATTTGGGTAGATGTAGTTGAGTTCTCTGCACCTGCTACAAAATTAAAATTTATGGCTTGCTGTGGGTTCAGAAATCCAAGATAAATAGAATGCGCTGCCGCTAACGAGCTGAAATCTGCGTATGTTGATTGTGAGCCGTCATTAACGTCATTGGTATAGTCCTTGTAGGTAGTACCGTCATATTTAAGGCATTTAGCGGCGTATTCTTCTACTCCATTCCATATGTTTTTCAATGGTTGGATTGGGGCATTTACTGTTACATAATACAGAGATGCAGCGCCGGCATCAAATTCAAATTGATACCAATATAACGACAACCCGTTGATATAACGTGGTTTTGATGTATTTACGGTCGACGGCCACGTCACGGTGCCAGTCTGATATAAAGTTTTGCCCCCGGACGCCGTGTTATCGGTTGAAGAAAGCGTCTCCCACGTTGTTCCGTTCCATTCTTTGGCCGTAAGTGTTGATGTTATGGGATTGCCAGTCGCCACATAAAACTTAACACCTTGTAACGGTCTTTTTGAACCGACAAGAAATCTGTTTGATGCGTTTGTTCCACCGGCAGTCATTAACGTGATGCGGCGAACGCCCATAGCTACGGCATTCCCGTAATTATCAGCAAACTTAAAAGCGTAATATCGATATGCTGTGGTGTTGGTTACGCTGATATATTTAGGATCGGGAGCGTCAGCCGCTGAATGTTCGTCAAATGTGCTTTGAGAGGTTGTTAGCTGCGTCCAGTCCGTATCTGTACCATACGTTAAATTAGCAAATGCCCCAGCGGTATTTGATCCCCATAAGGTAAAGTTTTTAACACCTGACGTTCTATCGAATCCGGCGCCCCCACTTCCCGAGCCACTCACATGGAAGTTTTCATAATAGACGTTTGTTATTACCTTGGCTGTGCCTAAGTCAACATGAAATCGTTGGTTGGTCGTACCTCCAGTTACGGAGGCCCATGACTGGCCTACCCCGACACCGATTAATGATTTTGCCGGGTCGGTTGCGTAATATGGGTGGTAGTTGTAATCATATTCAGATGTTGCCTTGACATATGTGTCTGTATGGGCTGGCGGATACTCTAACCCCCCTGCCGCAAATACCGCTGTTTGATCTGGAGTCTGCCGCGAATTACTTAATATTTCACTATAATCATTGGAATTTGTGACGCTATATGTAATTGTTGAAGATGATGTAATAATTGATGTTGCTTCTATTTCATCGCCGCCCCAGATAAGCGTTTCATCGCCATTGGCTGCAACCATGTTTCCCGCAGGAGCTGGAGAGAAACGCCATATGTCATTAAAAGCATAAGGTGACCATAACGCCGTGGTGGAGAAATTACCGGTTCCGGGTGGATCTGTTGTGCTGTGAAATAGTCTGCCGGCTGTCGGGGTCATGGTATCTGCCGCGTAAATTATAACATGGCTTTCCGCCGGTTGATCTTTTCTGAAATGAAATCCATTGAGGATAACAGGGAAGGCCGTGTTGTCGGTAGATGGCGCACTGGTATTGATTGCCGTGTGACCGTTGACGCCCTTGAAGTGCTTGCCGTCTTTGCGGACATTCTGGATGTCCTGAAAGCCGAAATCATCGATCAGTAAGGGATCTTCTGCCGGTTGCCATCTGCCGGTAAAAGTATAAAGGTAGGGTACAAGGTCTTGAGCTGCGACCTGATAGCCAATGATTAAAACTGTTAATAAGGAGAGAAATAAGGCGGTTATTTTTTTCATAACAGATACAAATCACTCCTTTTTAGACTGTCGAACTGTTTCCAATAATTCCGGTTGTAAGTTTTGATTGCTTCAAGATGGATCTTATAAAGTCCCGGCCAGATGACCGCGTTTTCAATCTGGACCTGCCCGTACTGCGTGAGCCGCGCGATTGAACCGGCGACGATGGCATTGTGGAATTTAAAGGGCAGTTGTGGAACATCGGAGTTTCCGGACATTGGGGAAACATCAAGGTCACCCCAGACTCTTCCATCATAGACACCATCGGGCAGTGGATACCAAAGCAGTCGGTCTGACTTCACACCTGCGGTGGTAAAGTGTTGCTTGTGAAAATGTTTCGTCGGTCTGGAAGAGTTGTTTACATCCATCAAGGACGCATCCTTTTCAATCCCTTCCAGACCGAGAGGAGGCACGAGACCATTATACGTCTGCCATGACATGGTGTGGACTTTGGAAATGTTTTTTGAGAGAGTTACACCCCGGTGATAGACTTTACCGGCAGTCCCAACGGCGGTATATCCGGACGTGTCAATCTTGTTTCCGCCCAGGTCATACAGCTCATAGGTATTGGCGTCTTTATTTGTCACAACGGCCATCTGATAACTTAATTCCGGCATTCCGGTAATGACGCCATGGTGCACGATATCGCCATTGACGAAGCCGTGCGCCGCTGCGGTGACCACGCCGGGATTAGCTTTCGTTACTCCCGTTATGGTCTTGGAGACCTTTGTTTTCACGCCGTCCACCAGTTCCATCAGCCAAAACAGCGGGTATTGATCGTCACAGACCATGACTTCATTCAGATAGACCATGTTAATGACGGCCTGTACCTCCGCTATTCGTGCTTTTTGGAAATCGCCCATGGCCGCACAAATCTGGTCACTGATATTCTCGTAAGTTAAATAATTAGCCATTGATAACCTCGTTTATCTCCGTGTAATCTTTCTTGATGGCCTCGGGGATATCGTTGATGATTCCCCAAAATATTGTGAATAATAAAACTGCTATGACGATGTAACGGACCATTTCTCCCTTTCCATCAATCCGGCAATAATGATGATTAAGAATACACTCGGTGCCAGATGCAAAGAATAGTTTCCAAGCATATTGATGACCGCAATAATGAAAGCCGTGAGCAACATTTTATTACCCCAGAAAACGGTCAGAACATAGCCCAGTAGCAACGATAAACCGATCAGGCCGTAATGATGCCAGCATTGCAGGAATTCGTTGTGCATAGGGAAAGCTTGGCCCCATCCGGCGCCCGGTCCGAAGCCGCAAATGATACTAAATGGACTGGAAAATATTTGTTGCAGGGCGATTGCCCATAATTTCCATCTTGAGAACTGGCTGGTAATGTCTAGGATGGACGGATGATAGACAAAGGCATAGTAAGCGCCTCCCAAACAAAGAAGCGCCGCTATGACCATCAAATATAATAAATCTGTCTTACGATGAAAAAAGAAAATTGTTCCGACAATGGCCGGAACCACGGCGGCGGAAGTATTGCATAATAAAATACAGGGAACGATTAAAATAAGTCCGTAAAACCAGTTCTTCCGGAAGAAGAACGGCAGGGATATCGCCAGAAAAGCGGCCAGAAAATTGTTGTTTCCCAGTGTGCCCACGGGAAACGTCTCAGGAAGCAATGGCTGGGCAACAGTGAACAAGTTAAGGACCAGAGATACAGGATCATGTTTCAATCTCTGCGCGATAGCAATGCATGCCTGAATCAATGCGGCAATACAAATGATGTTATAAAACGTCCTGAACTTGATATATTCCGATTTCCAAACGGCTATGAATATGGACAGACCGGCCGCCATGAAAATGAATTGCTCCATGGCTCTGGCAAAGACTACGGGCGGCAGGCCATAGATCATCCGCATGATGCAAATGAATATCATCCAAGCGCATAGATACCAGAAAAAAACAGTAATCCAGTTATTTTTTACCTGTGCGGCCAGTATTGCCACAAATGCAATCATGAAGGCAAGGTGCTGCCCCTCGTGAATTATCCCGAAAGATAAAAAACTGAAGGGCAACACCATGAACATGATTAAAATTATATTGCTTTTGATAAAACTCAATTATCTCACCCGCGTAAACCAATAATGGATAAACCCGTCAGGGGTTCCAGTGGTTGACGATACTCCATAATAAAGTGTTGATGTGCCAGAGGTTAAGGTATGCCCCTGATTATACCACTGATAAGCCGTGCCGCTTCCCAGATATGTTCCTGTTGAGGCTCCAGAGGTAGTAATAAATCCGGCTGTCGTCAACAATTCCTGGTTAATGTATCCAGTGGAATCTTCTGACAAACCTATTTTTATTGTTTGGCCGGATAACGTAGTGACTACTTCCAGCCCCACTTTACTAATCGTAGTGTATTTGTCAAAAATAACACCGGTAGAAACGGCATTCGTGGTTGTCCCTGAAAACCAGATAACTCCATGATGGGGCAGGTTTGGGCGTTCATCAATGACAATGGTGTGCGTGTATTTGTGGAAATTCTTGACTACCGTGGAATACCCGCCCACCGTATCGGTAACGATCAAGTCCACATATCGGTCGGTTGTGGAATCCGTGGGGTCGACTCGGAACTGCACGGCCTTGTCGGTTGCAAAAACAGTTTTCGTGACCGGATTGGTCTTAGACGATAGGCCCCTGCTGTTATAAGCATAAAGCGTTTCGGCTGTGTTTGATCCTTTAGCCAGCACCTTGTACGTTATTCCCGTGGTCGCTGTGGACAGGCCCGGAGATCCATCAGCGTTGTAATTACCGGACCAGCGAAAAACCTGCGCCTGCATGTCCTGTAATGCGGCCATGGCCGGAAACGCCATGATGAGCATCAGGAATACAGTTAATATTGATAAAAATCGTTTCTTCATTCGGTTTTTCCTCCTGAATGGTTAAGGGTTGAATTTCGTCAGGGCATTTCCGGCAATATTCCCCTTGGTATCCTCTACCTGCATGAGAATATTTGCCGTGTCCCATAAAGCCTCATAATTGGTGTCGGTGACGGTTCCGTCATCGTCCAGCTTGTCCGTCAAAACATGGATAGAATGGACAAAACAATAAAGGATGTCCACCAATCTCCGTTGATCGATTCCGCCTGGCCTGATCAGGCAATCCGTGCTGGCTCCTACCAGCGAACCGGCCTCGTTTTCTATCGTCCAGAGGTAATGGGCGGTATAGACAAGGGCCTCGTAATTGGTGTCGGCCAGAGAATCGCCGTCCAGCTGTTCGGTGAGCGTTTCCATCATGTCGAATATCTGATAGATGAATTGCAAGATGGCCCGGTCGGATATTCCCGCAGGCCCGGCATTGCAATAATATGGTTCCTTGGCCGTGACGACATTCCGCACGACATCCCCGCGGGAATTGGTTATTTCCCCGTTGAAAATGGCTGTAAAGACATTCGCTTCATAATCAGTAGAAGTAACGCCACCATCGTCATCGAGTTTGGCGCAAATTCCCTTGATGGAACTGACCACCGCATAGAGACAATCAACGAGGCTCTTATGTTTCAATCCGGTTGGTTTGATTTGAACTTCTAAATTTGACATTTGCTACCTCGTTATGTTTGGCCGTAATCCTTTTCGGCCATTGCTGCAGGTTCATCGGAAGACAGTCCGGAAACGTAGTCAGCGGCCTTCTCCATCTGAATCTTGGGGTTTATTATTTGCTGGAAACACTGTTTGAGGCGCCCAGCCTGTTCGCGGTCAAGCAAGATATAGCGTTTATCGACCATTACCCGTTTCGTCTTGGCGTCATACTTAAAGGCCAGTTGCGCCCGCACATAATGATCAGGGACATAATGACCGTAAAATTCGCCGGTCGCCGTTTTGATCGGTGTGGAAAACTGCACCATGACATTGGAGTTATTCCCGTTCAATACATCCGGGATAGACCGGCCATGGTATGATCTTACCTGCACCATTCCCGCGTCCGTCTTAATCTTGCGGTTGCTCGGGTCCTGTCGTACCGGGTCGGCTACATGGTTATGGAGGACAAAATAAGAAAGAATGAAATCTTTCTTTACCATTTTGCCCTTTTCCTTAACTTCCATCTTAACCTTCTTGAGCGGGTAGCCGTCAAAGGGCATGGTCACCCGCGCCGCTTCGTCCGGTAATGCCGATACGTCGATTTTGCTGATATCGAGGGTGTTAAATTCCTCGTCTTCAGCCAGTGCTTCTCTACCGGCCTCAACCGGATCTTCTAATTCTTTTTTTGCCATGCTTTTATGTCCCTCCCTTGGGAGCATTCCCGTAGTTTGGTGGCGGATAGGGGAGGCGGGATTCCTCCCCTTGCGGCTGCTACGGCCAGTAACAACCTACACGCCACAATGACGTTAATTATTGCTTCTGTAGGTCGCCACGCCGATGTAGGCGTTATCTGCCGCGTTAAAGACGTTCTTTGTAAAGCCGTAAATTGCTCCAATACAGAAACCTGTTTTATTCTGGTAATCGAACCTTTATGTTCGCTTGAGGTCGTTAATCTCAAACCGTCCTTTACAGGACTGCTGCAAGTTTCCAAGCAGAGCAGACTATATCATCAGCCGTTCTGGCTGCGATGCGCTTCGGGTCACTTGACCCTACTTCCTTCCGGAATAGTCGTTGCACTTTCCCCTTGACATTATTTTTATAATCATATATAGTTTTGACTATAAAGGAGGTAATACCATGATTAAGATTTGTTCCAAGTGTGGCCAAACCAAAGACCAAGAGAAATGGCATGGAAGGCAATGCACAGAATGTATCCTTGAATACAGGCGTAAATGGGGCGAAGATTCCAAGGAAATGCTCAAGGAATACCACCGACGATACTGTAAGGATCATTCCGCACATAAGACGGATGTTGCTACAAAATGGGCTAAGGATCACCCCAAGAAGCGTCGAGAAAACGCCCTTGCCTATTACTACCGGCTTCAGGACGCAGCAATTAACGCTTATGGAGGATACCGGTGCGCTTGTTGTGGAGAAACTGAACCGCTTTTCCTGACCCTCGACCATATCAATAACGATGGAGGAAAGTTTAGAAGAGAAAGTGGATTCCTTCACCACGGAGCCAAGTTTTACAAATGGCTCAAGGATAATGGTTATCCGTCCGGTTATCAAGTTCTTTGTAGCAATTGTAATCATGGTAAATCTCGTAATAATGGTGTTTGTCCTCACCAAAGGGCTTAGCTCAGGATTGTCCTTTGCTTATGCAGCAAGTAGGAATTCCCCTGAATTCACATCGTTATTCGGTACGCATTCCTGCGTAAAGGACCCTCTATTTTGAGTCTTTTCCTCCCAGATTTTCTTTTTGGCATAAGCAATAGTGCCCGCACCTACTCCAAAGAAAGAAGCCAGTGCGCCATTGACTGCCCCAGTTCCCCAGGTGGTTGAAATGGCGCATCGTTCATGCTCGTGAAGAGGAACGTTCTTGTGGACACCCAGCGCGCCGGTAAAGATCGGGTTATCATTGCCCTGAACAGCGGCATTCATTCTGCTTTGACTCCATGCACTGTCGCGCTCGGTCAAATCGAAAGACTGATCAGGAGCCATTACGAGAATACCAGGAACCCGTTTTCCTTTGACAGTCGGGCCGGTAATCTTCGGGGTGGCTTTCTTTCCATAGGTCACGGCCTTGGCGACGAGGTTGAGGGTCATATAGTCGCCTGCCTCAATATCGCTGGTCGCCGTTGCGTCCCCACCATAGAGATATTTTGTCGGAGATGTTTCCATGGCGGTAAAAATGGTCTGATCGATCTGTGAAGCCATCCAGCGGGAAAGAAGTTCTCTCATCCATTCGCGCATGGCCTTGTCCGACGGTCTCATTTCCGTTTCCCGGCCTGCGGTTCTGATGGCCTGTCGTACCTGCGCCAACACAACCGCATCGTCGTATATGGACGGTGCCACTTCATTGCCTTCCATCGTGCCATCATTGGCCACGCCTGCGCCGCTGATTTCGCGGAGCTGGAAGACTGTTATCTGGTCGCCCTGTTCTTTTTCCAGTTCGGGCATTTCAATAATAATATTGTCCTCGCCGGTTCCCACGAGGCCTTGACCGTAAAAATAACTATCGGTCTTACTTTCGATCCAAAACTTCTTGGCCCACGCTTTCCGTGTGGCTTCGTCTCCCGTTGCAAAGGTCCAATCTGCACCCATAATTTTTACTCCTTTTTATTGGCTGGAGACTCGTTCAAACAGTTAATCCCATGGCATGCTGGGATATTTGGCTTTAATGCTCGCCGGTGCTTCCTTGAAAAACTTGGCGCTTTCCTTGTCGCTGAGGCCTTCAATGTGCTTGCCTAATTCCTTCTCGGTCATTCCAGATATCGCTTCCCATCCGGTGGGCTTGTCGTTTCCACCTGCTCCCGTGTTAATGGAGGCAGGGCCAGCTTTCTGCAGATCTTTAAAAGTCTTGGATGCTCCTTCTTGCCGCGCCTTTTCGACCAACTCATCATGTTTCATGAGTTTGTAAGCGTGTTCCCATCCCAGACTTTGCAGATTATTCTCCTTCTGCCAGGCCAATACTTCATGGCCCAAAAGAACTAATTTGCGGTTATGATCAGGGGTAAGTTTGCTGGCGTCATCGATGCCGAAAAGTTCTTTCGCTCGGGCCATGCCGAAGTTGAAAGCGTCGGTCTGTTGTTCCTGCTGAGTCTTAAAGACGGTTTCTTCCTGCTTGCGTATTTCCGCTTGCTGGGCATCCTTCCACTCGTTGAGCATCCGGGTGCCTTCTTCTGGGTCCTGCTGCATTACTTCCCGCAGGGTCATGCCGTCATAAGTCCCACCGGTGACCGGTAAATTAAGCACATTGAATCCGTCGGGAAGTGGGGTTGTGACAGTCCGTTTCGTGTCCGGCGGTTTGTAGCCTTGTGGCGCTTCGTCGGGATAGAGTTTAAAAAACTCATCCATGCCTAACTGTTTGATTAAGTCGAGTTTCTCTTTGTGAGTTTCCCCTTCCTTGTATTTCCGGTATATTTCCCGAAAACGCTTCTCAGGGATTTTGCTGCCTTCTTCATCAACGAGATAGGTGCGCCCCTTTTCATCAGTTTCCACCTTGAATCCAGTTGATTCCGCTTGCTTCTTTTCTTCCTCGGTAAGTGCTTCCGGCTCAATCTTGGTTTCGGCTGCCGCCTCTCCCGCTGGTTTCTCAGTTTCCTGTACGGGTGCATTTCCGGCTTCCTGGGTTCCAGTCCCTTCCGGTTTCACTTCCTCGGTTGGTGTGGGTTCGGCTTCACCCAGAATCACCTTTTCTTCTTCTGTTAATTCATCTTGATAAGCCGCCATTGGTTCTCCTTCTGCATGCCGCAAGCCCGGCAAGTGGCTTTATTTGCAGACGGTAATCGCCGTCAGTCGTTGCCTTATTTATTACCCCCCGCCTTCTTCACCGTTTCGCCCTGTCGTATGGCGTCCAGTTCTTCCTGACGCTTCTTCTCCATGCGCTCGGTAATCTCATCCTTCTTTGGGTCGTCTGTATAGTCAAGGGCCGCTTGTGGGTCATAGATGCCGGCCTTAACCATTTCCATAGCGACACCAGACTTCGCCATCCTGTTTGTCGGCTGCGTCGATCCGGCTATTATCTTAACATCAATATCAATCAGGTCTGTCTTTGCGGCTCCGTTCTCTCCGGTGAGCTTATCCAGTGCTTCCATCCATTTCTGTTGAATCTTGGACGGTTCCGGCGGTATCGGCTGGCCTGTCTGCTGGTCAATCTGCGGTTTCTCTTTATCCGGTGTCCATGTATTCATTTCGTCGGGTTCAATCAAGCGTTGCCACATCTGCCGCGGCCAGACCATGAGCATTAAAGCGGCCACGGCCTTCCCCAGCTTGACCAAAGCGGATTCGAAAGCCAAAACGCCTGGGCTCGAAATAACACCCACCATTTCCGTCAACGATAAAACAGTGCGGTGAGCCATATTGCTTTGCCCCTGCGGAATCTTGCCTTGAATGATGTCGTTAATCTGGTATTCGTCATGGATGGCCTGTTTGTCTCCCTGCATGAGATTAAGCAGCTCTCCGGAAGAATTAACGGGCCCCAACTGTGTTGGAGCAAAGGCCGCATCTTTCGACATTTCAATATAATCGCCGTGCTTCTCGTCCACTACCCATTTGCAGCCTTGCGGCAATACCTTCACTGCGTCCACGTTCTTGCTGACAACGTAGATCGATTGCATCCGGCGCTTATTGGCCGCACGGTTCAGCTCAAGAGCCCTTGCGGTCTTTCCCGTGGGGTATCCGGAGAGGGTCTTGTCTTCCTGTAAAGTGATTATCGGCAGGACCGGCGCTCCTTCCGCGTCTATTCCACAGGGGTTAATTGTCTTGGAAATAAGCTTTTTGCCGACAATTACCCGCTGAATACGTTTTGTAACCAAGCGTTTCCAGACAAGGGCCTCAACTCCGAGGGAATCAATAGCCTTGATCTTCTTCCCATCCAGAGTCCAGCCGTCTTTTATGACTGCGGCGTAATCTTTGTATATCTTGCGGGTATAGCCGTAGGCCTGACTCTGATCCGGCACCATTACCCATATTTCGCGTTCTTTTTTTAACTCCCAATCTTCTATTTCCCAGACGTTTTCGGGCTCATCCTCTTCCGGAGCATCTTTGCCCTTACTGTCTACAGCATAATTGTCTTGACCAGTCTTACCGTCTGGCACGTTCTCATCGGCGTCTTCCTTCTTGAGTTCGGCGAAGATCAAATCTTCTTCGGTCAGGTCTTCATAGTTCTCCAAAGCGTATTCTTTGGTAACAAGGTGCGCTTTTCCGAACGAAACGTCGGAATGATCGCGTTTTTTGCTTTTCTTACTGAAATAATATGTAGTTGGATCAACATCTTCAATGACGATCTTACCAAATATACCCAAAGATGGGTCATGTTTGGCTTCCATAACGGCCAGATTTCCAATGTTTTTCTCTTTGATGAAATCGTAGAAGGTAACCGCGCCATCATTGCCATTAATAACAAAATCCCAACCGCGCTTGAACAGTTCAGCAACATACAGATCAGAGGAACCGATCGGCAGGAAATTAAGGCCGGGGCTTTTCGATGTGATTAAGGCGCTGGCGCCTTGGATGTCCCTTGCCAGGTCGTTCACCTGCACGGGGATCTGCCCCTTGGCAATCATGGCCTCGCGTTCTTTGGCCGTCCAGATAGAGTCTTCTTTGTCTGGATCGAGCGGGTAGGCCGCATTCCAACAACGCTTTCTTATCCGATCCCAATCCTTTCGCTCGGTACAGTCCACTAAGTCATCCTTGACGCGTTTATAAACGTCAAGAACTTCCTGGGGTGCGTCGGATTTGCTTATCTTGTCGATGTCGATTGTGGACATTTATACCTCAACAATTTTTGTAGTACACTTCAACGTTGACCGTTCCGGCGCCGGTAGTCATTTCCAGGTAAATACCGTTTTCAAAATCAATCGGTTCAGGAAATGAAATATGCTTAAACCGCTCATTATCTGCCGTTGCGATAAATGAAAGCTGAGGAACCAATCTTTTACCGCTCGCGGCTGATGCGTTGTCGTAAAGGTCAATCACGGCTGCCCCTGCCGCTAATCCGCTGATGATCAAATCACTGAGTTTTCCAGGCGCGGATGTTATAACTCCCGATTCTGTTTTTTGCCCTGAACAATTCATATCATTAACCCCCTCGGAACTTGTATTGTTGCGTGGCCAATCCGCACAGGGAACGCCACTTGGAAACGCTGGCTTATTTTCACGGCGTCATCGGCAATAGGCGTAATGTCCGGTAAACCCTGTTGTGGCTCCAAAAACACTTCAAACAGAGTGGTTAGAAAGCTTGTCCGTTCATGCTGGTTTAACTCGCTGATCTTATATCCGGGGATCTTCAAGAAAACATCACGATCAAAAAAATGATTGATTTCCAGCGGAGAACTCGGGACGACTCTATAACCTACCTCAATGCCGTCTATTTTTGTCGTCATAACGAGTTTAGGGTCCCGGTCGACCGTTACCCCTGTTCGCAGCAATATCTTGCCTTCCTTGTTCGGGTGCTCGACAACAAAACGTAATTCCTCACACGCTTTCTTTAATACCTTGGTAGTCGGAATAACTTTCTTGCGGTAATCGTCACGCTGCATTGGTCTGATTTGTGCCATCTACTTTCCTCCCGGCCATCCCAGTAGATACGGCCATTTCTTTCTTTTCTCCCTGTTCACTGCTGCCCGCGCCTTCTTGCGCTTTAACCTGTCTTTTCTGGTCATAATTTCCCGATTATCTGAGATTGCAGGACAACAACGTGCTGCTTGCCCTCATATTTCACTTCGCTGCCGTCCCCTTTGTGGTAAAAAATCTTGTCGCCTACCTGGATACTCGTGATGTCCGCATCGATTATCTTGACTGTACCCTGCATCACTCCGCCGTCTCCGGAAAACTGTTCAATGTCGTCAACTGCTACGTATGAGTTAATAAGGGTGATCATACTGCCCATGCTCCCGCTTTCTTAATCTCTGATTCTTTCCGTGCCCGCCAACCGGTGTTCGGCTTCTCGATCCTGGCGCAAGGAGGTAAATATAAATCGCCTGCCAGTGCCAACGCTCCCGCAATTACATCATCATCATGGCATCCTGCCTCTGCATCGATTGTGTCTTTTTCCTCGTCCTTGACGAACGTCCCGCACTGCTCGATGAGTGTCTTGGAGTAAATGGCATGCTTACGTGCCCCGCTGTTGTCTTGCGCCATTAGATACGATTTAAGGGTGCCGCATATTGAATGCTTTGCGTCGTGTGTTTCATTCCAGCCGTATGTTTTTGTAGTCTGCTTACCAATTGCGGCCACTACTTCTTTCACGTACAAATTGGCCTTGAGAGATATCAGCCGATTGATTGTGGTAATGCCGGCGCCGGTGCGTTCGGGCACAATTAGTGCATTTTCATAATACAGCGACAGTGCATGATTATGGTCTCCCCACCTGTGCGCGTCGACCTTATTCGAGGCCATACGCGCCACGAATTCCCGTAGGTGCCGGTCATAAACATAAGATACCGACCAATCCTGCCCTAATCCTTCACCGATATCAGCGCCGATGCAGTACCGATATTGCCAATGATAATCATCCCAGCCTTTGGTTAGAAAATAAGGGAAACGCCAAAATTCTATAACGCCTCGCGGGTTTAAGATGACTTCGTATTTATCGCTTTTATCTTTCTTCAACGATCCGTATTTGCCGGGCGTCACATGCGTGTGGCCATCGATGGCGCCCAAAAAGAAACATTGCGCCGATACGGCCTCAAACGCTTCTTCCGGTGTACTTGGGTGCTCCCTCTTCATATCATCGCCCTGCTGGGCAGCCTTGAGCGCGTACCATGCTTTCTGTTGCGGCGTGAGTGTTACGCCATTCTTTTCCAGTTCATCAAAATAGATCAACATTTCCTGGCTGATCGTGATTGTTCCGTGGCCATCATTGAGAGAATTTTTGGGATCGTTATGCCAACCGAAAAAGAAAAACTTAAAATCCAATTGGCTCAACTCCGCTTTGCGGGTGTCCAGTTCAATGGCTTTTTGGCAGTAATCATAAAAATATCCCTTCTTGCCTTCGGCTGTGGACTCGATAAAAATCATTTGCCCCTGGTGAACTGTGTTGAGGGCTCCGGTGACAACCTCGCGGGCTTTTTCGGGGTATTTCGCACAAAGCTTACCAAACTCGGAGATATGCAAGAGCTGATTTGTTGATGATCTCAGGGAAGTTCCGACGCGGATACTGGAACCATTCGGGAAAGCCAATTCTCGCGCCGATTCTGTCTCCGCCTCGGTTGCCTGCCTGAGTGATTCGGGCAAATTATTGAAGGCATATTGCACCTTATCTTTGAAAAACGCCTCTGCGTCTTCCCGGTTATGCGCAATGATGCCTGCGTGTATGTTTGAGTTGAATAGCGCTGTGTCGAGAAAAAAGATACATAAAAACGTGGTGATGCCATGCTGCCGGGATTTCAGAATTATATTCAAAAACCACATAGAGCCAAACAATATCTGCTGCACTGCGTTCATCTGGAACCGGACGCGCTGCCCGTTCTCGTCAATGATCCAGTACAAGTTGCAAAGTCGCCATTGCTGATCTTTCATTTTTTCCTTAAATTCAGCCTCGGTCATTTTCCCCTTAATACAGGCGGCCCCAGAGTTTCGCCGTCGATCTCTTGCAATAACTGCTTGATGCCCAACTCTCCGCTGTGCTCTATTTCCTGTTTATCTTTGTAATCAGCATGATTTTTCAACCAGAAGATAGGACCAGCTGCGTTTTTCCCTTCAAGGAGGTATTCCTCGACATTCGCCTCTATTTTAAACTTGGCCCTTTTTATAATGTCCAAAAACTTTATGTTAATGTCGTAATTTAAAAGAGATTGGCGGGATGTGAAGCCTAAATAAGAAGCAAGGCCGGCGATAGTATAAGGTTTCTCCTGATACCTTACATTTGATTCAGTGATTTTACCGTCAATGTCTGTAACCTGGGTGATTTTTTCAATCCAGCATGAATCAAAATAGTCTTCGATTTTGCTTTGAAGTTCTGCTGCTGTTTTATATTTTGGCGGTCTTCCGCCCGCGTGTTTCTTCTTTTCCATGGCCACAGCATACCACGGCTTTTTGAACAAAATAACAAAACCCTACTAAAAGGCACGATATAGGCACTAAAAGGCACGATATAGGCATTGACAGGGTTTTTGGATCATCAATAAAAATAATTTAAAATAATTTAAAAATAATACTTGACAAACCTACCGCTAGGATATATATTAGAATCAACAAACACACAGGAGGAAATGAAAAATGAAAATTATGGATACATTCTCACTTCGAACGGGAGTTGTTGTCAGGACTGGCGAAATCGACACATTAGTGCTGTTTGACGACGGTCTCTTGCAATTTGTCGCCAACAAATGGATTAAATTAATTTAAACAAACACACAGGAGGAAATGAAAAATGCTGAAAATTAATTTAGGCTGTGAAGGAAATAGTGAATTTGGGAAATATGCTCATCGCTATAGGATGTCATTCCACCGGGTAACATTTTATCCCGCGAATGAGGGCAGTAGTGAAATAGTATTCAATAGCTCTGCGACAGAAGATTGGTCGAGGAATGCTGAATCAGCCATCAGGCAGCATGATGCGAAATTACGCGGCAATAATCCAGCCGCCGCCGCCCTAGGCTCCATCAAATCAGATAAAAAAACAGCATCCAGCAGAATTAATGGAAAGTTGGGGGGGAGGCCGAAAAAAGAAAAATAAATCATCAGGCCGGCACTCCACCGGCCTTTTCCATTTCCTCCATAACCCGCTTTTTGACAAAATCATCGATCAGGTCCGTGTGGGACTGCCAACGTCCTGCAATTTTGGCCAGGGGGTAACCCTCTTTTTTGCAGGACTCAATTGACAGCCCGGTATAATTTTCGATGTCCTTTTGTGATGATAATTTAGGCATTAATTATTTTCCTTTTTCACGCAATCGCCCTCGTCCCCATGCCGCCGCTGTAATTGATCATGGCAATCCTTTTGCTGCCGGCATCGACATAACCCCCGATATAAGTTTTTGAAGAGCAGCCAAGGGGTTTGTGTCGCTCTTCCATTCTTCGCTTTCCTTGTCGGTTTCCGCCGCATTATAATTCATGTTTTCTTTTTTCATCACCGCTTCACACCACATCATGGGAACGTCTACCGGAGATCCCCTGTCGTGTTGCGTAATCAGTGTTTTCAGCGTGTGAGTTACGGCGTTGATGTTGTCGCGGTAATGGTTTTGGAAGAAAGTATCTACTGCGAATGCAGGATATAAAACTTTTACTTTCTCGTAGATTGGTCTGAGCTCGGTTAATTGCGCCTCTCTCTTTTTTTGTTTTTCAGAAAGAGGTTCTTTTATTTCGGAGTTATCCACAGGCAAGTTTATATCGACAGACTTTTCCTTTTCCTTTTCCTTTTCCTTTTCCTTTTCCTTTTCCTTTTCCTTTTCCTTTTCCTGTGATCTCTGTCGTTTCACAGGTGCTTCCCCGTTACTTCCCTGTTGTTTCTCGGTTGGTTCGGGGTAACGTGCTGGCGCTTGTGATTCCTTCCCTTCAATTCTTTGGTGCGTCCCGAAAGAGGGGATAATTCCGTAATGTTTTCCATCAACTTCATATTTATTAATAAAACCAGCGGCCATAAGAATCTTCAAAGTTTCTTCCATGTCGAAAGGAATAAAAGGGAGAATATCAAGCTTCATCTGTCGTGGCCGCCATTCAAAGCGCCCCTCTTTATCGCTGATCGTCCATAGTCCAGAAAAAACCAACATTGGATATTTACCGGGATTATCCACTTCTAAATCCTGCAATCCCTCATGTCGAAAAAACTCCGGCTTTACTGTTCTTATCCTTGCCATCTATACCCTCGCCCCATCGCCCACTTTGTTTTTTATCATCCGTAAACTTTTCGGCCTCCGGGCATATGAATTGAAGCTCGGGGAATTAACTATGCCTCTTACCTTTTTCAGCGCCGCTTTTTCTTCGGACGACATTGGCCCAAATGGCTTCGCCGCCTGGTAACATATCCAGCACATATGACGGCCGGCATAATACATATCGCGTCCACAATTAGCGCAGGGGCCCTTGTTTCTTTTTTTGATAGCGTCTGAAATATCTCTGAATGACTCAAAGATTTTAGCATAAACAACCGAATTGTTCGGGTACCAATCTTTCCCGCACTTCCGGCAGTGGCTATGAGTTTTATATTCCTCGATCATCACTTTTTCGCCGCATTTTGGGCATGGATTACTCATTAAACCACCTTCAATTCTTTCACCCGGTCCAAAAACATTTCTTCCGCTATTTGCCATGGCCATGGATTAATTTTCAACGGCAGAGGATCCGGAAGGATCAACGGCCAATCCGGGCATGGAAGCAACACGTCCCGTTTCTCCGTGGCCAACATAACCATGTCGGCGTGTTTTATGTTTTTATGATCAGGATCACCGAGGCCGTACTTTCCGCCGATTACAGCGAGGATGGTATCTTCAATGGTTCTAAATTCCGGCAGCATGGGCTTGATCGGCCGGGGGACGTCGGAAAGATAGGCTTCTGCAGCGTCGTGCATAAGCAGCCATCGCGGGTCTCCTGGAAGGTAGCTCATGATTTCCGCATGCTGAGCCACCGAGTAAAACTCCCGACTGTGGCCGTTGTACCGGCAGGTCAGCGCCAGAGCGTGGGCGATATCTTCGATGCAAATATCTTCCGGTTTTGGGTCCAGCGGAAAGAACTTTTTGCCTGTAAATGTCAAAATCCAAGAATTTTTCATCAAAATAACATCCTCTTTTGCAGTCCTAATTTATCAACAACATCATCAACGGAGCGAGCAACGAAAGCTACTCCACCCGTATTGTTAATGCTTTGGATGAACTTTTCCTGATGTGGGGAAAGCTTGCCCGTAGCGGTCTTAACTTCTATTCCCAGAAAGCGGCCGTCTTTCAAAATTCCGAGTATATCCGGAACTCCTTTTTCTCCCATTGGGCCGCCGAAATTTTTCCAGTGGAATATTCCGAACTGCTTAAGTAGAGAACGGATGGAATGCGTTATTTCCTTTTCACTGATTTTTGGTTGTTTCATTTCTCCCTCCAAGTTTCCCCGGCCGATTCCCACCCTCTCCGCTCCGCCTCAGTCCTGGCCGCCACCTTGACCGGAAACGGCACCCGCCATTTAAGGTCAGTAACGTGCAGGGACTTGTAAAAGCCGCCAGTGTACTTGGGTTTGGCGAGCCATAAAATATAGCGGTCCGGTATCGTCGGATCGGTCAGCTTTTTGCCTTTGTGGGGGCCGAAAGTCAGAGTCATAGGTCCACCGCTTTTAATTCCCTTAAAAAATAACAGGGATTGAAATTATATTTTGGCTTGTCAAGAGCAACGATGTATCTCTTCGCCCTATCGCTTTCGGGTAAATCAATTCCAATAATTTCCCCTTCACCATCCGGGGTTATGACCCTGTCGCCAATTTTCATTCAGCCCCCTCGAACATCCCCACCACCTTATCCACCGGATCAATGCACCGACCAGACCACGCACATTTGCGGGTGCAGAGTTGGCCGTAACCGTCAAACCGGGTGCAACCTTTCTCCTCAGAGAACAGCGCTCGACAGATTCCGTTGACGCTGTAATCCTTCTTCTCCGGACCGACCGGGCTCACATATTCCGTGTAGTCCGGTTTCTCAAGTTCGCTCATAGTCGATCTTCCTTCGTTATGACATTCCCGTTGTCGTCGTAGATTGACAAAAAATTGCATTCGATTAGATCGCACATAGGATCAAATGCTGGCAGTATGGACAGCTGCCTTCGTCGTCTTCAAGATGCTCGCTCATAGTTTTATCCCCATTGTTCCGCCATTGCGTTGGCTATTCCCTGAAAAGTATAACTTCTTTTTTGTCCGCCGTTGTTTGAACCGGCTATTGCGTCAGTAAAATATCTTTTCTTTCCTGATTTATCGGTATATATAGGTTCTGGTTTGTCTGTGTGTGTTTTTGGAAGAAATAAATCATTGTCTTTAATATGGATTAATTGAGAAAGATTTTTAAGCCAAAGACATGTCTTTTTTAAATGAGAATCCCCAAAATAATAAGGATGTATAATCTGTGAATATTTTTCTATAATTTCACTGGCGCATCCCATTGGATTTTCTATACAAATTTTGTCAATAGGAGCTTCCCAAAGTTTTAAAAATAAAAATAGGGATTCCAATCTCTTCCGAGCCCGACCTTCACAATACCAATATTTTGTTGCTGCGTAACTCAAATAAGTGCATGGCGGGTGAGCAATCATCAAATCCCACCCATCATCCAATATTTCCAAGACATCCCCCTGAATGTGCTGTCCGGGTATCTCAGTCGGTAATAGATCACAGCTCCAAGCGTCGTGGCCCTTCGCTCTAAAAGCCTCACGGACTATCCCGGAAAATTCACATGCCACCAAAACCCTGCTCATAGCCTTTCCCCCTAAAACCCTATCAATAGTTTCCACCTACCCCTTACCTGCCAATCATTTCCCATTTACTCGATCGTCCATTTAGCGGTACATTTAAAGTTTGTACCTTTTTCATTTCACCAGAGCGCGGAAAAGTGCGTCTGGTCGGTGACCATTACCAAAGATTATTTTATCAAAGATTTAGGCTTTATCCCTAATGGACGCGCAAGTTTTTCGAGCACCATTAAGTTTTTTAGCTCAGAATGCAAATAATAGTTTAACAATTGTCTGGATTCTCCTATTTCTTTGGCGTATCTAACCTTTGACCATTTGCGACGTTTTAATTCTTTTTCAATCCTATCAATGTCCAGTTTCATCATGCGCGAAATACTACTTTATTTGATTATTATTGTCAAGCGGAGAGTTTACAAATTTATAAATATGTAAAATATAAGCACTTTACAGATTTATTTAAAAATGTAAAATATTTTCTTGACAAATAAATCCATTGTGATAGTGTTTCGCCAACATAAAACACAGAAACAAACTTTCCACCCCCGGCTAACCACGGAAAGTTGGCGGGAAGATCAAGACCTTTAGGCAGATGATACACAAGATCGCTGAAGGCAAAGGAAACGAGGAGGATGAAGTATGGCAATATATGAAATACCATCACGAATTGATGGTCATGCACTTTTTTCATTAGAAACAAAATCTATAAAATTATGCGGGGAGGCGGCTGTTAAGTCCGGCGCAGACCTGTCCCACGCAGACCTGTCCCACGCAGACCTTGATTACTCATCTGGATTCTCGTTCTGTTGCTCAAGTTTCGGGGCAAAAATTGATCTGCGTATTGCAGCCCAGCTTGCTTATCATTTTTGTCGGATGGATTGTGACGATCCTGAATTTTTGGCGGCAAAAGAGTCGCTAAAGGAATTAGCAAACAAATTTCACCGCATTAAAGAGTGCAGGGAAATATAATAGAACCTCCTTAAGAAGCGGCGAAGCGCACCAGTTATGCGGAAACATTAACAAGAAAAATTGCCGTGGTCGGGTCTGCTGGGGCCCGGCTACAAAGGGGTAGCTGATGGCAAGAAAACTTTTTGAATTTGTAGTTTTGATAAAGTGCGCGGCTGTCGTTGCGGCTGAGACAGAAGAGCAGGCCCGGACTGCCGTAGAAACATGGGAAAGGGCATGGGTTGAAACTGGCGACATTATAGGAGTGATTGACGGGCCGGATCTTGCGGATATCAG